GATCAAACAGTACGTGTAACGTTCGCTGATGAAATACAATCTGACATTATGCAGACATATAGAAAACATTTAGAAAATGTTATGAACGACTACAAACAGCTCGTTGATAAAGGTATTGATATTAAAAATACAGCAAAAATAAGACAAGAAGGTTATCGAATGGATTTAAAAACAGATAACGATGTATTACAATTTTACGTAAAACATAAAAGTTTATTTAGACCTGTATTTAAAACAGAAGAAGACTTTGCTGCTTACATAGACGACATTAGAAAATCACAAGCAGTATTTAAATCTTTTGCAAAAATAAAACCAGGTGAGATGACTCAAGGAGCGCTAGCCGCTGTTAAAGCAGCAGGTAAGGATAGAGATAAAGTATTAACAATGTTTGAGGAAGCATTTACAAATCCTGAGACAATGAAAAAATTATTTCCTAATATACCATTTAAAGACAGAAAAGTATGGGGTGATGCGTTAGTCAAGAATGATTTAGCAATGGCAGCAAAAAGAAAATTTGTTGATAAAGATGCAAATGCTTCTGATTGGTATGTTATATCACCAGCAGAACTTGTGGCAAATAGATATGGTCAAAAGGGAACAACAGCAACAGCTTACGCTGAACGAACAAAAGATATGAAAGGTATCGGCCAATATGAGTTTTATGGCGGACCAAATGTTACAGATCCTGATGGAAAACACTTTACCAGTATATTAGAACAATCACTGCGTAGAGCAGCGAAAACAAATAATGCTGAGTTTAAAATTGTTAAAGTACAGATAGGAGAACCTAAATCTATAAGTAGATCGGTGCAAATAACAAATGCACAAGGTGATGTTGTAAAAGAATTTAAAATGTCAAAAAGTAGTAAAGCAGAGGATTTTGGTGCTGTTATGGAAAAGGCAGAGAATTACATAGCAGAGACTGGTGCAGAAGGTTTAATGGCTAGACCAGTAGAGACACCTTCAGGCTTTAAAACTATAGATGCTTATGCTATAAAGTTAACCCCTGAGATGGTATTACCAACAAAAACACATCTAGCATCTGGAGGATATGTACGATATGATCCTCTTGTATCAATAGATGAAATGATAGGAGCTGCATAATGGTTGTAGAAAGACCAGCAAATTACGACGAACCACAAACGGTTAATGACGAATTAATGATACCACCATTGGTGGGACAAGAAGTAGAATTAGCCCCAGGAACTGATCAACCTATTGATATTGAAATGACTGAAGATGGTGGAGCTATTGTTAATCCTGAAATAATGCCACCTGATACTGGATTTGATGGTAATTTAGCAGAATTTATTGATGAAAACGATTTACAAGTAATAGCCAGCGAACTTAGACAATCTTTTGAAGATGATAAATCGTCAAGACAACAATGGGAAGAAGCATACACAAAAGGTTTAGATTTACTTGGATTAAATTACAATGAAAGATCTCAACCCTTTCAAGGTGCAAGTGGTGTAACACATCCTTTATTATCTGAATCAGTTACACAGTTTCAAGCACAAGCATACAAAGAATTATTACCAGCAAGTGGCCCTGTAAGAACTCAAATTATTGGACAGGCTACAAAAGATAAAGAAGATCAAGCACAGCGTGTAAGTGATTTTATGAACTATCAAATTATGCACGTCATGGAAGAATATGATCCAGAATTAGATCAAATGCTTTTCTATCTACCTCTTGCAGGTTCAACATTTAAAAAAATATATTACGATGCAAATCTTGGAAGAGCTGTATCTAAATTTATACCAGCAGAAGATTTAGTTGTACCTTACACAGCTACAAATTTAGAAGAGTGTGAAAGAGTAACTCATATTTTAAAAAGAACAGATAATGATATTAAAAAAATGCAAGTATCGGGTTTTTACCGTGATGTTGATTTACAAGTTGTACAAGAAGAAAACAAAGTTGAAGAAAAGGAAAGAAAACTATCTGGCGTACAAAAAACTGGATACAGAGATGATCAATATACTTTATTAGAAATGCATGTTGATTTAGATGTGCCAGGATTTGAAGATCCTGATGGTATTAAACTTCCATACATAGTTACTATAGATGAAGGATCAGGCAACGTTCTTTCTATTTATAGAAATTATAAAGATGGAGACACTTTATATAAAAAACAACAGTATTTTGTTCATTACAAATTTATGCCAGGTCTTGGTTTTTATGGTCTTGGTTTAATTCATATGATCGGTGGTTTATCTAGAACTGCCACAGCAGCTTTACGTCAATTAATTGATGCTGGAACATTAGCAAATTTACCTGCAGGTTTTAAAGCTAGAGGTTTGCGAATAGCAGATGATGATAGCCCTATACAACCTGGTGAGTTTAGAGATGTAGATGCACCAAGTGGTGATCTACGTGCAGGTCTTTTACCTTTACCTTATAAAGGTGCAGATCCAACTTTATTTCAATTATTAGGATTTTGTGTTCAAGCAGGAAAAGAATTTGCAACTGTAGCAGATCAAAAAATAGGTGATGCTGCAAATGCGGGAGCTCCTGTTGGCACAACAATGGCTTTAATGGAAAGAGGCATGCGTGTCATGTCCGCTATCCATAAAAGAATTCATTACGCTCAAAGAATAGAGTTTAAGTTACTATCAAGAATTTTTGCAGAGTCTTTACCACCTATGTATCCTTACGAAGTGCAAGGTGATTTACAATCATTAAAAGCTAGTGATTTTGACGAGAGAATAGACATTATTCCTGTTTCTGATCCTACCATATTTTCTATGTCACAACGTGTGACGTTGGCACAAACACAATTACAATTAGCAGAAGCTGCACCACAAATGCACAATATATACGAGGCATATAGAAGAATGTATTCAGCTATGGGTGTTCAAAATATTGATGCTATATTACCAGTCCCTACTGGGCCAGAACCAATGGATCCAGGTATGGAAAATGCAACAGCATTATCAGGTGGTTCATTAACAGCTTTTAGAAAACAAAATCAACTAGCACACATAGATGCACATAGAGCTTTCTTTTCTAGTATTTTGGTAAAAAATAATCCTCAAACTATGATGATTTTGCAATCACATATTATGGAACACGTGTCATTACAGGCAAGAGAAGAGGTAGAACAAGAAATGGCAAAAGAATTTGAAGCATTACAGGCTCAAGCAGGTGGTGAATTACCACCAGAACAACAAAATGAAATGCAAGAGCTAGTAGAATCTAAAATTGCAGAGAGAATTGTTGAAATGACAGAGAAAATGGTGACTGAAGAGCAACAAATGATGGCTGAACAGGGAGAAGATCCGTTAATTGCACTAAAACAACAAGAAATTAACTTAAAAGCGCAAGATTTACAGAGAAAAACAACATATGATCAAGGAAAAATGAGTTTGGACGCTGCAAAATTAACTCAAAACGAAGAATTAGCAGAAGCGAAGATGGATTCACAAGAAGATATTGCACAATTACGTGCAAATGTTAATCTTCAGAAACAAAATCAAAACAATGCAAAGCGCAACAGATAAATTACAGGAATATTTTAACGAGTTGATGAATTTTTCAGATACAGCGGTTACAAGTCAAGAAGAACAGATACTTTTAGCGGGTGCAATGATGGGTGTAGCTAAAATGCTGTATCATAATAATCTCACTGAACAAGAATATGATAATATTATGAATCATAATGGAAGAGACTTGCTAAATTTAATAAAACCAACTATACATTAATTGTTATGGGAAAAGATTCTAAAACAGAATTTGGTATGTTATCTGTAAAAGCAGGTATAGACAATAATCCCAAACCTACACAAGCAGACAGAATTGCTGGAGCTACAAAAAAAGCTAATGGCGGTGTTATTAATGGTTTAAAAAAAATGGGCATGAATAAAGGTGGTCTAGCAGGTAGACTAGCGCAACGTGGCTATGGAAAGGCAAGATCATGAAGTTTAAAAATGCAAAAATGACTCAAGTACCTCAAAAAAATCCTTTTCCTAATAGAGGAACTGCTTCAACTGCTGAAGTAAGTATTTCTCCTTTTGTTGTAAAACAAAATAAAGGAAGTGGACCACAAGGGCAGACAAGTAAAATGCAAATTAAAAAGGTAGCTTTCAAAGGCGTAAAATAGTATAATCCCTAACTTAATAAAGGAGGTTTTATGAACCTATTAAAAGATCTATGGGGCCATATTAAAGAATGGTCAGATTGGAAAATGAAGGACTGGATTAAGGCCGCTATCGTAGCGATCGTAGTTATCTGGGTAATTAGCTGGATGACAGGCGGAGCAGCATAGTGCTTAATTTAATCGGTGGTTTACTTGGTGGTGGAAAAGGCGGAGCCTTAGCAACCATTTCAAAAGTTGTCGATGAACTTCATACGAGTGAGGAAGAAAAATTAGATAAAAAGATTTTAATGCAACGCTTACAACAAAAGCTTGCAGAAAAACAGTTAGATGTTAATGCAAAGGAAGCCAGCCATCGCAGCGTATTCGTTGCTGGCTGGCGACCCGCTATAGGATGGTGCGGAGCCCTTGCCTTATTTTTTGCTTTTATATTATCGCCATGTATTGAATGGTATGCAAAATTTTCAGGTATGGATATTGTACCGCCTGCCATAGAGACTGGGCCCTTACTAGCCATAGTCACCTCAATGCTCGGCGTAGCTGGGATGAGAAGTTTCGAGAAGGCAAAAGGAATTGCTAAGTGACATACGACGAATTAGCTGGTTCAGTAAAATTATCCGAGGGTTTTAGAGATCACGTATACATGGATACCGAAGGATTTCGTACAATAGGCTGGGGTCATAAAGTAGTACATGAAGATAATTTTGAAGATGGTAAAACATATACTAAAGAAGAACTGCAAGAAGTATTTGATACAGATTTAAATAAAGCAATTGGTAAAGCTAGAACACTTATGAAAAATAATGGTGTTTCTGATTTACCTACAACTGCACAGCACACTCTAACGGAGATGGTGTTTCAACTTGGGCCTACAGGCGTGTCTAAGTTTAAAAATATGTGGAAATGCCTGCAGGACCGAAATTTTGAAGGTGCGAGTTTAGAGATGTTAGACTCGAAATGGAATCGTCAAACTCCAAATCGCTGTAAAAAATTATCGGATCAAATGAAATCATGCTCATAGAAAATTTATTTACTCATTTAAAAAAAGAACTAAAAGCTAGACAAGACGTTACAAAAGAAGCTATATGTAATAATGTAAAAGATTGGGAGACTTACCGATATATGGTTGGTAGGTTAGCTGGTCTTAAAGAAGCAGAACAGGAACTCCTTAACCTGCTAAAGAAAACGGAGCTAGATGATGACGAAACCTAAACTTATTGTTCCAGAACATATCTGGGATGGCGCAAGTAAAGAAAAGAAAAAAAATGAACTTGAAAAAGTTCCTAATCCAGTTGGATGGAGAATAGTTTTATTTCCCTTAAAATTAAAAGGTAAAACAAAAGGTGGTGTTATTCTTACTGATGAAACAGTAGAAGAATCACAAATAACAACAAACATATGTAAAGTATTAAAGACTGGTTCTTTATGCTACAAAGATAAAGAGAGATACCCTGATGGTCCTTGGTGTAAAGAGGGCGATTGGGTTATAATAACTCGCTATGCAGGATCTAGAGTAAAGATTGATGGTGGTGAGTTACGTATTATTAACGAAGATGAGATTCTGGCAGTCGTTGATGATCCTAGAGACATATTGCCAGCTAACATAATGTAACATGGAGAACTCTATGCAAGAACAAACACAAAATGACAAAATGGTCCCGATAGATACTTCGGGAGACCCCGTCGAAGTGGAGTTAAAAGAAGATGATAAGTTAAAAAGTAACGAGTCAGAAGTAAATGTTGAACAAGTAGATCAGGCTCCTATTGTTGAAACAGATGATAAAAAAGAAGAGCTTGAAGATTATTCTCAATCTGTAAAAAGACGTATTGATAAGTTAACTCGTAAAATGCGAGAGGCTGAAAGAAGAGAACAAGCAGCAATAGAATATGCTAAAAACGTAAACGATAAATATAAAAATGCTGTTAATACTGGAGCTCAAAAAGATGATTACAGTATAAAACAAATAGAAGATAAATTAGTAACACAAGAAGCTTTTGCTAAAAGAGCAATGGAAGCTGCTGTTCAAGCAGGCGACATTAATAAGCAAGTAGAAGCTCAACAGGAAATAGCTAGATTAGCTATTGAAAAAGAACGTGTAAATGTAACTAAAGCAAAGAGAGAGCGAACAAAAGGTCAAGAGTTTCAAGGTGAACCAATGCCTGAAATATTACAACAACCTGCTCCTCAAACAGCAGATCAAGCAAAAGCAGAAGCTGTAGTAAAACCAGATCCAAAAGCAGAAGAGTGGGCTGGTAGAAACGCTTGGTTTGGTAAAAATAAAGTTATGACTTATGCCGCAATGGGTTTGCATGAAGAATTAGTAGAAGAAGGATTTGACGCAACGACAGATGAATACTATACTGAAATTGACAAACGAATTGCAAAAAGTTTCCCTCAACAGGGGAGTCAAGCAAGACCAACTCAAAAAGTTGGTTCTGCTGTAAGAACATCGGCAACAGGCCGCCGCACTGTGAAACTCACACCCTCACAGGTAGCTATCGCAAAAAAACTTGGTGTGCCACTTGAAGAGTACGCAAAACACGTGAAGGAGGCTTAACATGAGTACTAAAGGAATAAAAAACCTATCACGCAAACAAGAAACCCGTGAAAAGGACGCTCGACCGAGGGGATGGGTTCCTCCGTCAAATTTAGAAGCACCAGAACCACCAGAAGGTTTTCACCATCGGTGGGTTCGACTTGAGTATCGTGGTATGGCTGATGAAAAAAATGTCATTGGTAGACTACGAAGTGGGTATGAATTTGTGAAAGCAGATGAATATCCCGATAGAATGGATTTACCATCTATCGCTGACGGCAAGTATAAAGGTGTAATTGGCATCGGTGGGTTAGCTTTGATGCGTTGTCCAATTGAGGTGAAAGAGGACCGAGATGAATATTTTAGAAATCTTACTAATCAAAAGACAGACGCTATTAAAAATGACTTGCATAAAGATGAGCATCCAAGCATGCCTATCCATCAGGAAAGGCAAAGCAGAGTAACTTTTGGAGGCAAAAAGTCTTAATGAGTAAGATTTTAGTCTCTGAATAAGTAAAAGGAGACTGATATGGCTAATATAGATG